ATTTCTGCATCACGTTCTGACCTCATTGTCTTTTCGCGATTGACCCGGAGGCCAACACGAGCGCCCTCCTGAGAGATCGCTGCAACAAGGTCACCGCCGGAAGTAGACCTGGTTAAAAGATCATCGCCGTTGATCAAACAACGATGCCCCGTCCATTCTTTAACGGGGATTTGCCCTTTCCTTAACAGTGACGTGAGGGCGAGATCGACGACAGCCTTATTGATCAAACAAAGCAGCGGAAAGCTCATAGGACTTCCCATCGGCTGCCCGGTTGTCGCAAAACGATCACCCAGCCGAAGCTCGGAAACCACTTTGAGACAACGCAGCTCGTCATCGCTCAAACCCTCGCTTTTGTCTATTAAGACGGAGACCGCCCGTCGTACATACGCGGTCTTAATATTGTCCGTGGCAGATTCGTAGTCAAACGAAAGCCACTCGGTTCCTAAAGTACCATCAGATACTCGACGGAGCCTCTCATTGGTAGGGTTACCAACAAGAAGCCAACCTCTTCCTCGAAGGTAGGAGTAGAGAGAATTGTGTAGGGGAGTCAGCGTAGCTACGTTATGTGATGAATATAACGTAACAACGCGGGGCTTCCCGCTACTGTGAACGAGCTGAACTTCGCAATCCGGAGAAAACTCAGACTCAACCCAGTTGCCACCTCTACACCTTGACTGACCGAGCGCAGCGTGCCCGTTGGGCACATACGCCGTCCTTCGATTATTCCAGCCTGTTGGAACGTTGCCTGAAAAAGCTCGTGCAAAAGAGTCTAATTCACCATCGTCCACGTCAACAGGCTGGAACCTCGCCTTTTCCCATTCGTCCAACTTTTCTACCTGTAGGTTCTCACAGACAGAACACGGTTGAGCCTCGACTTTCATCGAGGTTTTGATGGACAACTCTTGAGCTAAGGTAAGCTCTTGAGTGTACATTGACCTAACTGCTCTACGGAGGCTACCGCAGGGGACAGTCGAAGGTACCGGAAGATCCGGCTTCAAAGACTGATCCACTCGTAAAAGTTTCACAATCTTTTGCACTTTCCTTATATTACTCCGGAGACGAGCGCAAACGTCTCCTTCCATACCCTCACCAAGGCAAGCATAACGACCCGAGTTAATCCAAAACCGCGAAGGCTGAAGATCCACCCAGTAGGGGGATTGTTTTGAATTGGAGGCTCCCCCATTGGACCTCCAACGACATTCTGCTTTAGTAGAGCGCCAAATGCGAGCGCTTGGTATCGGTTTATACTCGTTGTGTACCATGCTTGACTGTGTTGAGTATCTACATTCTTTAAGGTGGAGGAAGACATTCCCACCGAGTTTCTAGAGGTAAGGGCCACCACGCAACAGCCTACAATTAAGCACACCAGTGCCATCCATTTGAAAGGATGCGAGGAAGCGTGGAATGGGCTTTTCTGACGTCACCTAGGTTCCGCTGGTTTCCCAGCTGACCATAGCGAGCCTACGTCTCACCCTTTGTTTAACCGATCGCAAATCGGCCTCTAGTTTACGGAGTTCTCTCTCCTTCTCTTTTGTTGTTTCTGTTGAGATACGGGTTTCTACCCCACTTCTCAGAGCGCGCTGGTCGCGACCCCGTCTCTTGTGACTACCACTTACGAGTTGGTTGCGGGAGACACTTTCTTTAATGTGTGAGTGCCAAATCCAGGGGATTTGTGTAGCTTACCAACCACACGCCATAGGCCGAGTCCTCACCCTCGTAAAAAGGTGACATAACGGGTAGCTACG